GACCACTGCTTGAAGATCACGACGTAGACGAGCTGTTTCGCCAAGCCAACGCCCATGTCAGGTTCGATCTGAGCCGTGAGAAAGTTCAACGGGTCCCAGGCAGTCGTATCGTTAATGTCACTTCCGTGAATCTCGGCGGTTGTCGTAGCAATGTAGGTCGTTCCGTCAAGGTACGCCCAGCCAGGGACGCAATTTGCAGGAAAGTCTACATCTGTAATCTCAACAAGGCCGGCGCCAGAATCGTAGTTGTACGACTTGACACCATTGCCAAGTTGAAGTCGCGGCGTCGCACCCAGGCTTGCGGAGAACTTATACGGCGCAGTTGAGTCTACTGTCCCGGCGACTGCCACGCCATTCTTATAAAGCGTCGCGCCGAACACACTGTAGATATCCCCAAGCCAGTTGTACATGCCAAGGCCTGCTGCGTCAGCTCCGGGCGGCCGCGAGTCTACCGCGATTCCGCCACGCTTGAACAGCCAGTAGGAACCGTCAACCGACTTCTCCGCGTAAGCGTTGATAAGACGCGAGTCCTTGTCCGGCGACGTACCCCGGTTCTCCGGCACCGTGACCAAAGGCCAGCGTTTCGGAAGCGCTACAGTAGGGGCTTGTGCCATTACACTTTGCCTTTACGAATCTGGCGCCAATTGCAAAACTTTGCCCAGGCACTCCCGACAAATACAGTAGCAATGCCTGTATGCAATAGCGTGGCATTCCACTCAACCGCACCGTCACGCCAGATATTGAACACACGGGCAGTACAACCCAAGCATAGGAGAAAAAACCCAACACGTTCGATGATATTATCTCTCACGCACTGTGCCAGCGTAAGCGCGATGCACAACAGTCCAACAACTGTTAGACAAACCATACTAATCATAGAAGCTAATGTATGTGTCATGCTACACTCCTGCTCGTTTTTTGATCCAGGTCAGAACATCGGCCATTGCAGCCTTTGCGTCCAAAGCTGCTAGCATTTCCCACAGCTTGCCGACGATCATCATGCCGAACAGGCCGAGCAAAAAGCCGGTGACTCCCGCGGGCAGGCCGGTCTTAAGTGCTACCCACTCGGAGAGGAAATAGCTGATCGTCACGCCGGAGATGCCCATTGTCAACTTTTCCGCAAACGTACCGGGCCATTTAAGCATTGAAATCATCGCACCTGCCGCCGCCGAGAAAAACTTTGTCAGCGAAAAATCAAATTCTGGGGACATTATTGTTAACCTCATTTAACGAAAAGAACTTGACTGCTGACCCATGCGCTGGTCTGGCGTAATCCTCGTTGCAACGTCTTCGACGTCCCAGTTTTCCAGCATGTCCCGATAAGTCTCCGCGCGTTGCTGGCAGCGAGCCATGATCGCCTCGGGCTGCCCGGTGCAGATCTCATCGGCCAGGCCCCAACGAAGGGCAATGCGCCACTCAACGGGGAAGTTCATAGTCTCTGTCACAGAGATCGGATTGGTGATCTGGGTCTGGAGGAGGAGGTGAGCGGTCCCCGTTGCGGCAGTCGCGTCAGGGATGAGCCAGAAGAACACGGACAACTCCAACTGCTTCTTGTTCACAAAGTACGAATTGATCGCGCCGGTAGAAGTGACCTGGGATAGGCGGATGTAGTCGTTCCAGGAAAGCGGAGTGAGCGGGCGACGGATATTGTTTGAGTCCAGGTAGTACCCGTCCACGACACGAAGGGGCTTGGTCATATCGACACTTCCCCCGGGCGCAAGTGTATACGTTCCTGTACCTGCAACCAGCGGCACGGGTGTATCCACGTTGAGCCAAAGCTTCAGCCCCTGCGTCTGCCAGAGATTGACAAGGTCGGTTAGCCGCCGAAGCCCGTCTACGATGAGATCGCCGTCAAGGGACTCTCCGCGCGAGACCAGTCCCGCGTCCAGGTACGCATCGGTGATGATTGCTATTGGAGTGTTATCAGCAGGAGCTGTCATTCCGAATCCTTAAGGTGCGGTGAAACTTGCAAGCTGGAAAGAGGAGACTTCGCGAGTGCCAAGCCGTAGGGATTGGAGAACCATTGAGAGGGGAAAATCAAGCCCCGAAGGATTGTTTCCTATTTGGATGGTGGCAGCGAAATCCATGCTTCCGTCAAAAGTTTGAGGAGTGCCGACAGCCCCGTTTACCGCCGTGTTACATGCCGTTCCTGCCCACGTAGAAGCAAGTTTCATTGCAGTGCCAACAACCGGAGAAAATCCTTGACTTGATCGGTTTGTTCCGTCGTAAATTGTCAAAGCACCGCCGTTTGCCCACAACGGAATACCGCCGCCTGCGGCATACGTGCTGATAATTCCGCACGTAGATGGTGCCGTAATCGGACGGAATCCAATCGCAGCAAACCCCTGCCCATTTACCAGCAATCCGGCAGTCGGTGCGGTTGGTACGTCTGCTGCGCGGGTTACTGCTACGGTAGTGGTTGGGATGTAGCTGGTAGGGCTGCTGTCCTCGCACTGCGAGCCGTACCAAGTCGTTGACAGGTTCGTACCGGCGCGGTCTGCGTAAAACACAATCCCGTTGGTGTTGGTATGAACAACGCCAGTTGCTGTAATTGACAAGCGCCACCAGCCGTCGGCAAGTTGTTCCGGCGCGTATAGCGTGCCGCCGCCTGCGTTCGTGGTCATGGAAGGCACGCCGCCCGACCAAGTTACAAATACGTCATGCCTTGCAGTTACCGCAGTGTAGTCATACAGCCAAAATCTTGTATTTACGGCGCTTCCCTGCTTAATGAATACGGAAACACCTTTGGTTCCGCTGCTTGTGAATGTAACTACTCTGTACCGCCCGTTACTAGGATTCCCGCCCGTTCCAGTAAGTGTCACTGCTTTAGTCGTTCCTGCCGGATCAGTTACACCAGTGGTTTCAGTTGCAACGCCAGAGTTGTCAGCCCACCCGTTTGCAATCGTCATAGTTTCCGATTGCACAACGAGGTTTGTTGATGCTGCTTCTACGATGGTTCCGTCAAACGCAAACGCGCTGCCGTTCCAGCGGTAGGTTCCGCGCGCAGCATCAATGGCGGCGGTTTGCAGCAAACCAGCGGAATCGTAGTAAGTGCCGGGGTCTGCACGGGTGAGGGAGAAGCCGGGGGGCAACAAATTCCCTGGCGCAGAGTGCCACCAAACCGTCTGTCCCGGAAACCCGTCTCCGTTAGAGTTTGCTCGCAGCAACTTTTTTCGACGCAGCAACGTTGACGTAAGCACGGTCAGCCTCAGGAAATGTGCAGCGTAAGCAGGATGTCGTAGGATGCCCCACTGACCGCGCCGGTGGTACTCAGCAAAACGTCTCCCGTGCCGCCGGCTGACTGTGGATCGGGCAAGGGTCGCGACATGACGTAGTCACGATAGCCGTTACCTGCCGCCAGAACAGCCATTACGTCATCGGTCGTGTGATCCCAGTAAAGAATCACGTTGTAAAATCCCTGGATAGACCACTGGATTTCAGCGACCTGAGTCTTCGTCGGCACTTCCCCGTTGCCCAGGGAAAGGTCGCTCAAGTCAATCTTCAACACTTTATTCTCGCCCGTACCGTCCGAGATGTTTGTAAGACGATACACCGCATTGCGTGGACCTTGCCCCAGCGCAGTAACTACAACAGCATCTGCCATAAAAAATCTCCTTAAAAAGGGGAGGCCGAAACCTCCCCCTCAGGGTTAAACTGCAGCGGGGTTGATGAGGCCGGAACGATCAGCAGCCGCCGTGATCGGGCAGTAGTTCTCATTGAACGCCAGGCCCGTGCCGGTGGCAATCCAAATCTGCGCGGTTGCGTCCAAGCCCCAGATTCGATTGTCTGCGCACATGCCGGTCCAGGCTGTGCCTGAGGTCGAGATGGCAAGACCGCCGGTGGTCGAGGTATTCGGACGGTTGATACGGTTGCGCTCAAACTGGAAATTGGTGATCGAAGCAGTGCCGGCAGCAAGCATCGCGGCGGTGTCGTTCAACACTGCCCAATTACCCACGTTGTCGGAGATGGTCACGCGATCCTGGTTCACGGTAGTTTTGATTGCGGTGGTAGCCGCCGTGGTACCGAGGCTGATAACCGCGTTGCGGGTGAAGGACAGCCCGCTGCTTCCGTTGGCCGTGGTGCTTGCCGTCACGACAGTCAGCGCGTTGAGTACGCTGGACAAATCGCGGAACTCACAGTTGTCAATTGCAAGATCCTGTGCGCCGGTCGTGATGGTTGTCGAGCCGACGGTCTGGGAACGATTTACCTGGTAAGTACCAACGCCGCCGGTCGTGCCTGTGAGCTGACTCAGAATGATAGTGCCCGGCGTAACGCCAGTGCCCATCAGAGCAGCTCCGGGGTACACGGTGCCGGAACCCAGCACAGTCACGGTCATGGTCGTACCTGCAATCGACGCGGTTGTGCTGGCGCTGACAGCCGTGAAGTTCGAAGCAATGCTGGCGAAGTTGTTGAGGAACAGGCAATTTTGAATTGACACACCTGACGAACGTACCGGAATGTTGGCAGTGGTTGCAGTGGCAAAGGTAAACGTCGGACGCATGTTGCCGGCGCCCAGGCCAATGATTGCCACGCCGGCGCAGTTGAGTGCCAAAGTCGTAGCGTTGGAGATGGTCTCTGCGTGGCCGGCGCCTACAAAGATAATGTCACCACGACCCTGGGAACACGCATTGAGCGCGCCCTGGAGGGTCGAGAACGGGCTGAGATACGTGCCGCGATTGTTGTCCGAGGCGCCGTTTGCACCGACGTTCAGAACGGACGAGTTGTCCAGCCAGAACACGTTGCCGGGTTGCATCTGAAGAAGGGGCATGCCACGAACCGAAAGTCCGTTTGCAAAACCCTGGGGGTAGTTACTGATGTTTCCGCCAATAGGCATTTTGAATCTCCTTAAAACGCCCCCATTCCTGGGGATTCCTGGGATGCGCCCAGAGCGCTTACAACAAAGTTACTTGCGGATGTGGACGCACGTTACGGATTGATAACGTACATCCACACGGACAACTAACTTACATCACGGCCCGTTTGAGCCGAAGATACCGCGCGGATCAGTGCAGCCCACCGAGAACCGCATATAGGACGCTGCCTTCGCATTCTTCGTGTCGAAGTCGTTGTCCTGGTCGAACATGGGCTGGTCGCGCCAGAACATGGTCATACCGTTCGGGCAGTTGGTCCGGATGAACCAGGCATGCGCCGACGTGAAGTAGTGATTCATCTTGATGCCCTCAGGGAACGCGTTGGTTGCTTTGAGCACGTTGATGTTGTTGCTGGAGACGTTGGACTGAAGCACGCTCTGCAGGATGCGGTTCGCGTTGTACCACTCGTTACGAGCGATATGCAGCGAACGCGGCATGATGTTGATGTAGAGGCCCGAGTCGTTCTGCGTACCCATGATCTGGATGCACAGGTCTTCCAGGGAAGCTTCGGCCAGGTCGGCCGCCGGGCTCAGCGCGTTGCTGTAGTTGCCGCCCAGGGTATTCACGTGGGAGGCAGAGCACAGCGCGGCGCCGTCTGCGGTGGTGAAGTAGGTTGTCGCGAACGCGTTGTTGTAGATAAACGCGGCCACGTTCTCGATCGTTTGCTGCATCGAGAAAGCGTTGCCCTCGGCGCGACGAGTGGCGACTTCCTTGTACAGGTTGTCACGCAGCTCTTCAAACGTCACGATATAGCCCAACGCATACGCGATGTGCTGATACGTCGTAACGGGGCCCTGGACTTCCGAATCATACGTGACCGAAGCGCCCTGGGCTTTCACCGGAGCCAGGCCGAACGGGGTGACTTGCACACCCTGCTCATACGCCTTGTCGGAATCGCGGATGTCGTACAAGTCCGTGTATTCCTTTGCGTGTTGGTCGTAAATCTGCCCCCATGTTTCGTACACCCCAGGCCACAAAAGCTTGGGATGGGAGCCTGTGTTGATGACGCCTGCTGCCATGATTGGTCTCCTTTAGTAACCGACTTGACCAATGCGATAGCAATGGTTGTTGATGAGAACGAGCCACTTGGCGTACTGGCCAAAAGCGTTGTCTTGCTTCCGAACCAAGCCCATGAGCTTGACCTGCAGGGTGGCCGTGGTAGTCACGCCTGCGTTGTTGACAACCCAGCCCGACACGTAGCCGTTGTTGGTGCCGGACGCCAGGTTGGCGTTGTTGCCGACGTCCGTAGCGGCCAGGGCAGTGCCGGTACCGATTTCTTCCACTTGATGGATGATGTTCGGATCGTCAGCGATCATGACGTAGTAGGCACGCGTCTTTGTCGCCGGGGCGATGATCGAGTTGGGATTGCTGATGTTGGCGACAGTACCTTCGTACTCCCCGATGCCGACGATTGGCCCCAAGATCGAATTGCCGGTACCGGCGGTTGCGAGAGTGACTGTCGGAACACCGTTTGCATCGGCAGAGCCGGCCAGCACCATCGGATCGCCGATGGCAAGAGCGTTGGCATCTGTCGAAGGCACGCAGTACATCCGAGCCTGTCCGTTCCAGGGAGCACCGTTCAGGTACTGCACTGGCGACAAGCCACAGGGGCGACTTGTGTTAGGCATGAAAACCTCCAGGTAAAAGTGTAGGCGTCACTTGGGCGCCTTGCGTTTGAACATGTCCGGAAGCGAGGTAAGACTCTTGTTGACATAGCGATTGCCGGCGTCGCCACGATCCTTTGCCGTGTCAATGCCGATCATGCCGCCCGTCAGGGCATCTGCCACTCGAGTGTTACGTGCCTCCACCAATTTCTGATCTTCCTCGTACCACTCTTGCTTGATCTTCATGAGCATCAAACGGCCCGGCTGACCATCGCGGCCAAGCTCGTTGCCGGATACTACGCTGACTCGACTCCCCATGTCGGTGTTGCCGGATGCGGCAGAGTCACCTCCAAGTGAGACATTGTTTGTCTGGACTTCTCGTTCGTCTACGAATTCGTAGCCGCCGTCCAATGCCCGCTGGATACGAGCAGGATCGCTGGTGAACCAATGCAAATGGTACCCAGGAATGTCAGGCACCTCCAGTTTTTGCACGGGAACGCTCATCGGGACTCGCTTGCGCTCTCCCTCAGGGCGGCCAGCTTGGCGAACGGTTGCGGGGTTCAGTGGTTGCAGTGCCATTTCTATGCTCCTTCGAAGTATATCTCGGCATACCGGTTGCGCCAGTCTGCCAGGGTTTTGTAGCGTTTATCGGGTCCTACGAATTTGCGTGATTCTGCGTCACAGGTGGAACGAGCATCCGCCGGGAGAGAGGCAAAGGACTTGCCGCGAGGGGTGCGTTCCTCTCCGCCCGAGCGTCCACCCTCGACTTTGTCAGCCGGCGGCTCCGGGGGCGGGAACATCTTGTCCATTTCGGCACTCACCAGCTCGTAGAAATCGGCGCCCTGTTCGCGACGTCCCTGCTCACGCAGGTCCTGGGCAATGCCCATCGCGAGAGCGGTCTTGCGGCGATCCTTCCCGAACCAGGGATTGGCTTCCTGCCACGCAAGTTGGGCCTGATCGGGAGTGAACTTTGCCACAGCTGCTGGCGTAGGTGCGGGCGGCTCCACCGCTGCCGCAGCGTTCAGCTCGACCAACTGTTCGGTCAGCTCGGCAACTCCCTTGTGATCCCCGGCAGCGTTCGCTTCGGCAAGCTGTTCCTTCACCTGGCGCTTCGCCTCGGTCACAGCTTTTTGTGTAGCCACAGTATGCCGTTCTTCGATTTGCTCAATCGCTTTTTGAGCCGCCGCAAGAGCTGCTTGCGTTGCTGCGTTCTCACCACGCACGCGTTCCAGCTCCGCCTCGAGTTTCTGCGCATTCTTCTTCAGAATCGGGATAACGATCTCCCCGCGCTCGACAAAGGTATCCGCATCGACGAAGCGCTCCGGATTGCCCTTATACCGCGAAGGGGGAATCCAGCCCATCTTTTCTGCTTGCGCCTGAACTTCGGGAGTAGCGCCGCTTTGCAGCACGGTATCATCCATGAGCGGCCTCCTCGGAAGTAATGGCACAAAAGATGTCACGATCGTTCACGAGCCGGTACTGCTGGCCGTCTTGCGTGATATCGCTCCCTGCCATGAAGCCGGCAAACTTGGTCACGAGAACCCGGTCTCCCGCTTTTGCGCGCGGAGTCGGCTCATCGTGCCAAGCATTCGGGCCGACCTCAATCACAAGGGCCCGATGGTCCACCATCTGCA